CAAACTCTGCTGGTGTTTTGATCTTCAACTCATCCATTCACGTTCTCCTTAATAATGAACTTATCTCCTTTTACCACAATCTCAACAGTTTTGCAACAGTTTGTTTTGGTATAATCTCTACCACCATCAATCATTGCGCCTTTAGTCTCTTGATAGTCATGGCGATATCGTGATACAATCACTTCGCCATCATCACATACAGCACCAACAAGTGGATTAGAGAATACGGAAGAAGCCTCAGTGATCATCACACGATCCGCTGCATCACAATAGACGCCGAAGTAATGTGTATGACCTTTGCTTGTGTCTGGATTAGGTTGATAGAATACATCTACTGGAGTTTCATGCCAGTTGCCACCTAGACGTTTGGTGCACCAGTAACCCATGTACCGTGCACCATATTTTTCTTCAATGATCTTGATGCCTTTGCTACCAAAGTGATAGCCAACATTTTCATTATGTGGCTTAAAGTACAGGTTCATAATGTATCCTTAGAAAACGGGGTGCCCTATATCCACCGAGTAGCCAGAAGACATTATCTCTTACTCTGCCGGCACCCAACAGAGTCGTATCACTATCTACAATCGGACCTAGCCGTGCAATGTACCGCGATAGGAGACAGTACAAAGTACATAACTTAGATGAACACTGACTGATACCTGCACTTCTCACCGTGTGCTTTTCGAGTCGCGATCCCTAGATATCCGCGTGGCGTTATTCGTTGTCAGTGTTCATCAAAGTTTGCTGGGTACTATCGCTCCGTTTAAGGGCAATCGCTATACGTAGCCCCCCTAGAATAAACCTTTCATCGGTTGCGCCGAACATCCCACATAGTGGCGGTTATCAGCTAGGGTGATGATCTTCCTCGATAGTTAGGATCTTGCGCTCTTCTGCTCGGACCCAACAAAACTTATTTATAAACTTAGAAGAACCTACGATATGGAGCACCCTCTCCATGGCAGCCACCAACGTCTTCGTCAAGACTTATTTCGGTGGTAGAACCCGTCGGCAAAGTAGGTTCATCTAAGTGGTGGTTATTCTGTTGCAAGGTCAACCACCAAACCCATATTTTATAAATAAGATGTGACTCGCGGTTTCGCACACCCAGTCACTCTAACGCTTACAAGGAGCAATCAGCATGACTATTTATACAGGATACGTATATCTTTGGTACGACACCAGAGCAAAATTCTTTTATCTTGGTGGCCACAAAGGTAAAGTAGAAGATTCTTATATCTGCTCTAACAAAATGATGCTGAGAGCATACAAGAAACGTCCAGAAACATTCAAATTTCGTGTGCTTGAATATGTTTACGGCGACAACAAAGCTTTGCGTGAAGCAGAACAACGTTGGCTAAACATGATCAAAGACGAAGAACTTTATTGGACACCAAACATTTACAACAAAACTGTTAGATATTACAACCAGAAGAAACATTCTGCTGGAGGTAATGGCACTGCCAATAAAGGCAAAAGTAGACCAAGTTGGAGCAAAGGATATACAAAAGATGAAATAAATCTAAGAAGAGACGGTCTGTTGTCTTTCTTTCCTTTAGATATTCCTAAGAAACTTCCAAAAAGGCGTCAACTAGACAAAAGTAAAACAAAAATAAAAGAAGCAAAACCAAAGTTTTGTAAAGTGTATTCGCATATATGCGAAAAGTGTGCTAAAAACTTCTATCATAAAAAAGATGATATTAGATTTTGCTCTCTATCATGCCGCGCAAGTAATGCAGCATCTTTAGTAAAGGTAAATGGCATGAAGAAAGAACAAACTAGAAAAAGTTTTTCTAATCTAACCACTGGAAGAAAAATGTCCACGAGAGAAGACGGCACAAGATATTGGACATATCCAGATAATGAGGGTGTTTATTTCACAGAGTACACCCACAAACTCCGAACTACTTAGATCAGGCAGACATTCTCACGGCTGCAAAATCGTTGTCGTTATGTGCAACTAGGTTGACATTTACAGTTTTAGCCACTCGGCCAGCGAATCAGTCTAGACTTTCCTATCCAATGCAAATCGATCCCAGGTCATCCCCATCAACTACACTGTGCTATATAAGGATAGCGTTAGTCCTAAGTCTTTAGACAATACTATCTAGCAGATACTAAATGCACAGTATAGATGGTGGAGATGGGGAGAATCGAACTCCCGTCTTTACATCTTTCAGTCCGCTTTCAAACAACTGATAACTTATTTATACGCGAAACGCATATAAATGTCAAGAGATTATTTTACCTTTTTGTTGACTTTGGCCTTTGGTGCAGGCGTTAGAGCAGCTTCTAGACGCTCTTCCAGATCCTTGATGTCTGCTTCAGCAGTGGCAAGCTTTTCCTTCAGTCGGGCACTTTCGATAGTATCTGCGCTTACAACCGTACCAGCCACAAATGCTACGAACAGCAATGCAATGAAAATTCCGTATACAATAAACATAATGTTCTCCTATTATAAAATGGCAATGATACCTAGATATTTATATCGTTAGCCTCATCATTCCAGACGTCTTTGATCTGCCGACCTCGACCGACTGTCTTCTTCTTGCTCTCTATAATCTTGGGCTTGTTATAGCGCCAAGAGTTACCAGCAACAGGATTACGCGGCTTCATTGACTTTCTCCAACCATTGCTTGATCGAACCAAACTTCAGATCAAAACACCATTCAAGACGTTCATAGCCGTAGAAGTTCAAATCATCAAGTTCATCTTCTGCATCCTCAAGGATTTCAATAGCATGTTCAACCGAAGTACCAGGAACAAGTTCCTGAATCTTCTCAATGCGGCCGACAAAAACCTTGAAGTTGTTTTCATGACGAATAGCTTCTTCTCGGTTTTGAAGATCAAGCATTTTAACCAGAAACTCAAAGTCCTTTTCAAAAGCTTCTAGAGAAAGGAAAGTGATCCCACGAGGGCGAAAGCCGTTAAGATCCTTGAAAAGATCCGAATAGATGTCACCATCATGCGAGTTGGTCAGGGCGTTGATGTCCGACAGGTTCAACATTTCGAATCACTCCATCTCTCTGCTACATTCTCACAATACGATGATTCGATAAAAATGTCAACCCAAAAGTTGTTTCAGTGCGTGAAACTCAGAATGATGTCCACTCGTACTCGCTGTTACCTGTCTTGAAGCGAACATAGAGAAAGTTTGGATCCTCAGGATCAGTTCGCTCTTCCAGAATCTCAGTGATGTATGTGGTCTGCCACCAGTCGTATTCAGAGTACGACCGAGCATAGATACTACCTACACGCATGACAACACCAACACGAGGTACTGCCGCATTTTCATACTGAATCTGATTATTATTGTCTTTCCATAGTGCCATGGACATGTTGCCCGAGTCACCAGCTTCATCTCTTGTTCTACGCAATGAATATGCCATATTACCACTCCGTTCCTACGGTGAAGTTAGTCTTTTCGTATGCTTGGAACCAGTCAACACCATATGCAGGGCAGATATAGATTGTATCAGGTAGACCGTTGGTATCCTTCTCACCACCTTCACCACAGATGAAGTAGCGATCACCAAGCTTCTCTGCTAAAATGGTGTGGTAAACTAGTCTATAGAACTTCCGAAGTTCTTCTAGTTCGCCTTCGAATGCTTCGGTCTTAAGATTACTATCAGAAAAATGCTCTTGCATTAGTTTACCCACATCTTAAATAAAAGAGATGATAGATATATTGGCCAGATAGCCGCAGCAAATGCAGTGCCAATACACACAGGAACATCGTTTAAACCGTCACGATATTCATCACCATGTTTTGCTTGATGATAACCACCCGACAATACTGCGATAATAATGTATAAGATAACAAACATATCATTGATTCCAAGCAAAGTCGCCATTAGTGGCATCGTAGTGTGCTGCATGATGCTTTATTACATCATTCTTCCAGGTGTTAGTAACAAGACCAAATGCGATAGCATATCCTACTAGTACACCGATTAAAAGATATACAACACAAATACCAAAGCCGCCATCATCCGTTTTCATTACACATTCTCCATCAATATACTTTAAGTTATCGGATTACTCTCCTGGAATCCTGTACCAGTCAATGACTAGATCAAACGCATCAATGGCTTTCTGGATTTCAATATCATCTGCTTCTGAATCACCAAAGACAAACACGCTGTTATTTGCGCCTAGGTCTTGCGCAAGACTGTCTCGGGTCTCTTCAAGAGACTTCCATACAATCCGATCAAGTTGCTCATACGATAGTTCAACAGTCTTATATGACATTATACTTCAACCTTTCTATAGCGGGCATATGTACCATCGGTATGTTCTACCATGATTTCAACATGATTGTCAACAGTATTTTGACCAATAATATGCCCGATAGGGTTATTATTATCATGTGTCATACTAGCAGCATCAAAGCCTTCATTCCAAGCAGCATCCAACGTTAGATGTCGCTTAAAGATATACACGAACATGGCCAACATTAAAACGGCTGGTAGAGACACCAGCAAGTCTGGAACACTACAAGACATACTTCAACCTTCCATATCTACAGTTGGTACAGTTTGCCATTCCATAGAACTAACAACTTTATCGCCTACTACACTGTTAACGTGTACTTTGATTTGGATTTCAGTTCGACCTGTATACTCTTTTTGGTTCACAGCACCTTGAGTAGTTGACACGAATCGATTCTTATAGAAACGCACAACTCGCATATTATCAACCACGGCCAATCTCCTTCTTGTATTGGGCGAGGGCGGAATGCCAGTTTCCACCACAGTGTTCTTTTACTACGCAGACAGTCTTAAGTATCCGCTTCAAAGCTTCCTCGTCAGGATCAACAGGTGGCTGCTCGTACTTCACGATCATGCGGGCGAGGACAGTCACTGGGTCATCATATATGATGTACCAGTTGTTGCTAACCTGGTCGTTCAGCATTTTAACTGCTCGCTGGCGGGCCCACAATGGAATATTTTCATCAGTCATTTTTATAAACTCCGTATAAATAGAAGTGTCTGTCGCGATACTCCAATATCCACAGACTCTAACGCTAAACAGGAGCATCAGCTATGAATATATATCTTTATATCAAACAATGTACACATTGTCAACTAAAATATTTTGGTAAAACATCACAATCAAATCCTTATGAATATAAAGGATCAGGAAAGAGATGGCGTAATCACCTAAAGAAACACAAAGCATCTGTTATAACACTTGAAGTTTTTTCATTTGATAATGAACAAGATGCTAAAGAGTTTGCTCTAGCGTTTTCTAGAGAACACTCAATAGTAGAATCTAAAGAGTGGGCAAATCTTATAGAAGAAGACGCACTCTGTGGTGGATCAAGACCATATAATAAAGAAGCAAACAAGAAAAACTCTAAACTGGGTGGATTTGCTAAAGCGGCAAAAGGATATCCAGTTTGGAACAAAGGTCTAAAGACTGGTCCAGATTCAGAAGAAACTAAAAGAAAAAAGAGCGCCAGTAGAACTGGCAACCGACGCTCTTATAGAGAAGATGGAACTTGGTTTTGGATCAAACCAACTCTGCCATCTCCACAGCAAGATTCAACGCTTGGACTTTCTTAGTTTGGTTTACACCATACCAAGATGAGGCGAGTCGCGTATCTGCGCTTCGGCCGAGTACATGGTCAGTCAGATAAGTGACCGCGTTATAGGCTTGCCAGAAAGTGCCTTCTGCAAACTGTGCGCCAGGCTGTTCATGGAGTGCTTCCATCGCAAACTGTGCAGCACGGCTGTGCAACTGACCAGCGTTCTCAATAGCAGAGTTCTTCTTATCAGAGGTCTTGGGGAAGATACGATTGAAGTATTCAACGATGTTTTCGTTGCTGTACTTCTTGGTGCCGAGAAAGGCTGCCATTTCCTTATACTTAGCAAGCTTATCACTAGCAATACCGAGAGTTTCCTTGACCATATCAGGATCAAACTCACGGCGGTGATTGATCTTCACCATGTTAGAAGCCTTACCACCAAGGGCAAGTGTCAGAGTGTTATTGCAGACAACACGAATGGGAGTAAAACGAACGTCAATCGACTTACCATACTGATGAGGATTGCTGAAGAGCAGGAAGCCTTCAACCTTGTCTCCACCAAACAGTTCAAATGAGTCGTTGATCTTTGCAAGACCCCAGACCATCTTGCCGTCCATCAGAGAACCAGCAGTGTGCATGGACATATCGCCAGCACCAACAAAATCATTGAAGAAGCGAAATGCTTCCACATTCTGAAGTGGATTCCAGTCATCCGTGATAACGTCAAGCACCTTGCTATCGCTGCTACGGATCAGAGCAGAGTGACCAGTGTTGATCTTCTGACCGTTATACATTGCAGGAAGAGGAACAGTGTCAACTGTCCAGTCAA